ATTTTATTAAAGAATATGAATCATTACAAGGACAAATGTCGTTTTTACAAGAAATACTGAATAAATACACTAGTATAAATGGTGATAAAATTAATATAACAGTAAACTTAAATGATTGTTATAAAGCGTTTTTAAAAACACCGCACGCAAAATTGGTAAAAGGTTGGAAATGTGAAAATGATAGTAGAATATGGTCAGCGTTTAAAGGATTGTTTAATAACAGTGATAAAGAAACAACTTTTAAATCTGATAAAAACATTTTTTTATATTATTTATCGTCATTGCCAGATGACATTAAAAAAATAATTTTTGATTGTTACAAAACCCTTTATGATAAAATAACCGGTTCGCTTACCGATGGTTCGCCTATAAGCGGTTCAATTCGCAATTGGAAAACATTTTATCTATATTCTCGTGCATTTTGTGTAGAAGTATTTTTAAATTTAGAAACAAAAGATAATACATCTGAATCTGATAAAATAATTGAATCAAATATTGGAGAATTGCAGTTAAATGAATACGAAATAGTTGGGGAAAACAACGAGGCTGTAAAATTAGAAAATGATAAAGAAGCATATTCAACGTTAGATATCGAGGAAACGATAGATATTACTGAAGATAACGACATTGTTTATTGGCCAGCGCCTATAGTTGGTGGTGGTCGTGATGACAAGTATATTCTTGCTGTTTTAGAAGAAAATAAATACAAACCAAATGATGAAATTAATATGAAACGCGCAACATACGATTTATTAAATATGCTATTGCTTTATTCATCCCCATCAGAAGAAGTTATAAAGGCCATAAAAGAAATAAAAGCTGAGTCAAATGATCTAGGAAGTGCCGAAAAACCTGTGTTAGATGGTTCTATTGTCGGGGGCGCAAATTCAAAAATGTTCCATCCATTATTGCCAATATATATGATGAGTGAAGCGTTACATCAATCAGCAAATAATGATATAGGAGATTATGATTTATATTTGAATTATTTGAAGTATTTGCAAAAAATGAAAGAAGTTATTATAGCGGAGGCAGACGATACTAATAAAAATGTAATTGGATTTGGGCTAAGAGCATTACTTTTTACAAATAATGTATTAGATATGTTTAATGAAACAGAAATGATTTACGGAATGAACCAAGTCGACTATATCAAGATTTCATCGTTAACGAATTCATTAAGAAATCTAATTTCTGGCACTTGTATTATGAGTAAAGAAGAAATCGATCTTGGAAACAATATATTGAAAAGCCCAATTTTTACAAAATTTATGACTAATGTTAATTTACAGGAAATATTTAAAATTAAAGTCAAAACCAATGTTGATCCAATTTTTGATATTTTTGGTTATGAAAAACAAATCAATGAATATAAAATAAATACGTATAATTTTTTGATCGGCACAGGTGAATTAATAATGCTCGAACGTCCAAGACCCCCTCTTGAATTAGATGATACAAATGTTGGTTTACCAAAAACAATATTTAATAAACAAACTAAGAGTAGACCTTTTGGAGCATTATCTGCACCATCAGGTAGACAACCTTCCTCAATTTTTAATTTACCTCCGAAACCACAAAGAGCAACTGCCGGTGGTAAAACTATAAGAAATCACAAAAGGAAAACGCGCAAAAATAAGAATATAAAAAAAGCAAGAAAAACAAAGAAGCAACACAGAATATCTAAAAAAAGAACGTGAATTATTATAACCATAAAAACAACAAAACCCATAAAAAACATATAAAAACACCGATTCAACTATTACAATCGTATAAACCACAAAGGGTATGTCCAATAGCCAAAAAAATGCACAAAAAGAGTTGCATACCACCATCGACCTAAAGCATAGTGAAATGCTCATATATTTCCAACTCACTGAATCTACCACTATCCCCGCCCTTCTCCTAGAAAAATCAACATTAAAGGCCCAAATATCCACCCTAAAAGAACACCAAATCGAAGAGTATTTGGATATTTGCGATAAAATTCACCAAATCAAACACCGAATACGTTCTCTAAAGAAGGAAAAAAAACAGTACCTACTTGCCAACTCCAAATTCATTTTCCACTATTTCGAACAAAAACAGCAGATATCGAGCAGTAGCAATAGCCAGATTCCCAACCCTTCATCGAATGCCATCAATTCTTTTTTCAAAATAAAGGCAGTGGCCGGTTCGGAAAACAAGGAAACCGCGAATCCCCAGTCAGAGAAATACGATCAGTCGAAAAAACTCTACAAACAATATTGGCGCAATGTCAACGGTGAAATCGGGACGATCCACGACTTCATTCAATCCTCAGACGTCTGCGAATATTGCCGACAGGGTGAAATGATCCCCCAAGACGAAGAAGGTATTCTCATATGCAACAACAAGGATTGTAGCAAGTTCATCACCTACATCATTGATAGCAGCAAACCCACAAACAAAGAGCCGCCGAATGAGGTGTCCTATACGGCCTACATTCGACTCAATCATTTCAAGGAGATTTTGTCGCAATTCCAGGCCAAGGAGACGACCCAGATCCCAGAAGAAGTGATCGGGGCGATCCGAGCCCGAATCAAGAAGGAACGTATTGAAGATATGTCCCAGATCAATTACGATAAGATGCGCGATATTTTGAGGAAATTGGGCTTCAACAAATATTTCGAACACATCCAATACATAAATTCGCTCTTTGGGATCAAACCTCCCATTATGAACGAAGAATTGCACGAAACCCTATGTGTTCTCTTCATTGAGATTCAGAAGCCTTGGGCGATGCATTGCCCAGCCAACCGCACCAATTTTTTCAATTATACGTATACGTTGTACCAGCTATGTGTTCTCTTGGACCAGACCCAATATTTGCCTTATATACCGCTCCTCAAGGATTTGGAAAAACAACGGGCCCAAGACCAAATATGGCAACAGGTATGTAATACCTTGGGGTGGTTGTATATTCCGAGCATTTGAATAAATTATATATAAAACTATTATTATATCATATATAATAATAGTATGAACGTTCTCGTAGTGGGATATTACAATCATTGCAATTTAGGGGATGAACAATACAAGCTCTCTATTAAACATATTATGACGCATCTACCCAATACGCGTCCCAAATCCGTAGAATTCGTCGATTGTGACAGACTCGCCGATTACAAGGTTCTCCCTGATACGGTCGTATTGTTAGGTGGCGGAGATGTTCTCAACAATTATTTTCTAGATAAAATCAATAAAAAGTTCGTAACTAAACAGAAAACGAGGATTGTCGCATTTTCGGTTGGAATCCCTTACAACTCTATTTTCCTTGATCAAGAGAACCTAAAAAAACTCGAAATATTCGATCATATTTACCTACGAACCAAACAGGACATACCCTTGTTCTCCCAATTCTTCGACGAGAAAAGACTATCTTATCTGCCCGACGCCTCCTGCTTTTTACCTGACGTATGCACTATACCCAATCCACCCTCCTATTTCACTACGTTTTCCGCGCCAAAATCAGTGCCATCCAACAACGATATGTACAAAAAATTATACAGTGCGTTGTACAGTCTTCACAAAACCAAGAAAATCGTCAATGTGAATCTATGTCGACATATTCACAACAAAAACCCCCCTTACAAGCAAAATTACGATACTATTGTTCGAGAACTTGCGCGATTCTTGGAAGATCTGACGAAAAGGGGGTATTATATCATTCTCATCCCATTCAATACTAAACCTACACCATCGGGTATGGAAGATGACAACAATAACGAAAACGACATTTTGATTCACAATGACGTATTGAAACATATTAAGAATCCCTCAAATATTCTTAATATTAACTATGAACTCACCGTATCCGAAACCCTGTCCCTTTACCCATTCTTTTATATGTCGATACCTATGCGGTTTCACGGGACATTATTTAGCATTCACGCAGCTATACCAATGATTCCCATCTACACAACGAAGAAAATTCGGAATATTTTGCTCGACATTGGATGGACCTACGAATATGTCTTTGAAAAAAATGAAAAGGATTTGCCAACCGAATTCAACGCAAAGAAGATGATTTCAACCTTTTTAGAATGCGTTCGCCATCATACCAAGGGAAAAATATTATTAAAAAATGCTGTCGACAATTTTAAACAACAATATTTGGAAGAGGGAGAGAACCTTCGGGAGATTTTGTTTTCTCAGCCGAATATAATAAATATAATAAGTACAAAAAGTATGAATAGTAATCATAGCGACGATAATTGTAACGATGTAATTCCGCCACCTCAGCCTGCATCTGACCTATATGATAGCTATATTTCACCAATTACCGATGCTATGAAGTTCTCTACAAATCCTTTATATGATAAAAAAATAGGTGACAGGGAAAAAGAACGGATCGAAATGATCGCCAATAAATTACAACTATTAGCTACAGAACATCATTATTCCGATTTCCGCGAAATTACCGATTCTACTCTCAAAAATGTGGCGGTATGTGTAGTAAGCTATTTTTTGACTGGACAGATCGATTCGCCATATCACCACGGCTTGATGGAAAAAATGTTTTCACCAACCTACAATTATGAAAGCGAATGGAAATGGGTTCTCAAAAATTACAAGGCCACAGAAAATGCCGATGTAAATATTCCGGATAGCCCTGAAGGGATCTTCAACATTGGGTATATCGACCAAAATGACCGTTCTGGTGCCCATCGATCCGGTTGGGCCCACGTATTTGAAAACATCAAGCATCTTAACAATTCGAATGCCCCCATTCTCCTGGATCTTTATGTGGATCGCACCTTTCATTGGAAACGCGAGATTTACAAACAGATTGGGGTCATTCCGTACCGAACACCCTGGTTCGGGTTTATTCACCACACGTTCGACGAAACATTCAGTGAATATAACAACAAAACTTTGTTAGATTGCCCTGAATTTATAGAAAGTTTGCCAATGTGCAGAGGAATTATTGTTCTCTCCGAGGTATTGAAATATAAATTTGAAGACGAATTTAGAGAACGTGGGTTCTCTCCCACCCCCGTCTATTTTATGGTACATCCAACCGAGACCAACGTCCCCTTATTTAATATGAGGTCATTCTTAGACAATCCTGACAAGAAAATCATAAATATTGGGGGGTGGTTACGAAACATTTTCTCGTTTTATCAATTGGTTCTCAATACATCATTTCATACTTCCCAAGGGACTTCCCAAGAGATATCTATTAATTTTGATAAAGCGCCGAGTTCTGTAAAATGGTGCAATCAGATCCGGGATTTTTTCAAATTTTCAAAGAAAAATGCCAAGACTACGGTTGAATTACTCCCTACTATCGAATACAAGATACGTAAAGTAGCATTGAAAGGAAAATATATGGAGAACTATTATCCGTGCGACGAATTTAATAAAAAAATGTCAAATGCCCTTACTTTAATGGATGGGCCGACCGGCCAAGAATCAAAATTCTGCTCTCAGGCGACTATACAAAACAATTGGATCAAACATATGATAGAATATTTGGACAAAATCCAACAGAAAATAGACGTGTTATCGGCGGTGGATAATAAAATGTACGATGATTTATTAACCAACAATTTGGTCTTTTTGAATTTAGTAGATGGTTCAGCAGTCAATACATTGATTGAGTGCGCTGTTCGCAATACACCTGTATTAGTGAATCGTCATCCTGCTGCAATCGAGATTTTGGGAAGGGCATACCCACTCTATTACAATGAACCGAATGATATTAATTTTTTGCTGAACGATCCTGCGATATTATTGAAAGCATACGAACATATGAAAACGATGGATAAAACTCCGTATCAAATCAGCGAATTCGTTCAATCTCTAAAGAATCTTTTATAGAAAATTGGAGACTGCCTCTCGTAAAATATTGGTAGGGTTCGGTTTCGAATATCTTTTTTCCGTTTATTTCCACTACTGAATTCCATACGTAGATCAAACATTCCTTATCATCTGGTAAATGATGTGAATAATTGATTAGTTTGTTATTCCCCAACAATGCAGCTAATATAGAGAACGTAGAATATTTAACACCTTGTAGTATGTTTTTACATTTAGATAGTGAAAACATATCAAGTACAGCGTTATAATTATCGTATCCACCGCCTGCTGAATAATCGTTCTCTAATATTATTATTTTTTTATAATCTGACATACCCAGTATTTTATGGGAAATTTCGGTCTTCCACGACCTATCTTCGCTAACTATCAAGAATGTCGGGTTCTCTTCTTCATTGATTATTTCCCGAACATTATTCAAAAGATGATGGATAATCATATCGAATTCGTCGATGGAATTTTCGTGAGAAACACAATGATCTTTCTTCACTTTATCTGATTTGCGCAAATGTATGCCGTATGCGTTTTCAATACCTATCGGAATATTTGATATAATAATTTCCGATGGTTGTATCGCCTCTTTTGCAGAAAGCGCATAATAAGAAGAAAAATCTTCGAAATTTTGAAAGTTCTCTAAAATAGAGGATAAATAATCGTGTACTTTGTATGGACTTAGCGAAACAGAAGGATTGTATGAATCGATATATTTTTCACATTGGTTATCCGTCAATTGTAGACAGGAAAAATGAAAAAGGCGTTCATCGTATCGGTTGTCCCCCCAATCAAAATTATGCACATTGCTATTTAATTCTATATAGGGAGTGTAACCTAATATTTTGCAAAGTACATAAAATCCGATAGAATCCACTAATTTATCACCTAGACCATTGAGGCATCTTAATGATATATTAGTCATATTGTATAAATATATATGGATACTTTTAGATATATATATCTACTTGGTTTGTACTGGGGATAGAGAACTGGTTATATCGTCAGAACTCTGAATCTTCATTTTCCCATCTTTGCGCTTCAAGTAGGCCCGGTGCCGGTATTCCTTTAATTTATCCGGGTTCTCTGTTTTCAGTCGATTCAAATACATCTTCGCGTTCTCTTTCACTCGATCTTTGTTTTGTTCGTAATAGCGTTTATGGCGTTCGTTATTCGTATATTTTTCTAATTGGACTTTATAATTGTCATTTTGGAGCCGAAGTTGCGCCATTGTTTCTTTTAAATTGCTCCATTCGTCCATTGTTGGGAGTCGCATATTCATTAATATTATATAAGAGAACTTACATAATATTTTCTATATTTTTACGCTAAATGCCTAAAATAAAGAGATTAAGCGGCTAAACGAAGTCCACCAACTAAGTTAGCGCCGACCACTGCACCCAAACCTTGGCGACTGGTAACACCCGCACTGGGGATAAACACATCCAATATAGAGAAGACCGCGGCAGCAGTCAATGCAATAATAACAATCTCCTCCACATTCAATTGCTTGCGGGGGATCAATAATGCCACCAATGCGACAGCAAGACCTTCAATAATGTACTTGATTGCGCGTTTCACGAGCTCATTAAAATCGAACGTAGCAGCCATTTCTGTTTTTATTATATATTATAATGGAATATATTATGATACAGAAATCACTTAAATAGTATATTGCCTAGAATTGTACTAAAGATGGCAAAACCTGGAACCTTCGAGAAAAAGACCCTTCCCAATGGAAAAATTAACCCTAAATATATTGATCTATGCGATGAAGATCCTGCCATTGCCGGCCAAAAGTTCTGTTGTATGTCCTTCGTCAGTCCAGAGAAGATCTTGAAGAAGCGTGAAACCTATCTTTTTAACAAGTTTATCCAGCAATGGGATTTCTCTAAATCTATGGACAGATACAATGATTTTATCCATTTCATCTCTTATAAGTACAATCTAAAGGTCGATGATGTGGTCGCCGATTTCAAAGATTTTACTAAAGAAGAGGAAGACAAGTTGAGAAAATCGTCGATGGATGACGACTACAAGAACTTCCTGGACAAGAATGAGGAAAAGCTCAATGAGCAGTTCAATCGTGAGCACGCTTTCCAGACGTCGACCCGAGGTCTCAAGATCCGTGGTGTGTTTGCTACACAAGAAGAGGCCCAAAACAAGTGCGTAGCACTGCGTAAGCAAGACCCAAATCACGACATTTTTGTTGGACCTATCGGCATTTGGGTTCCGTGGGACCCCGATGCGTACAAGACGGGAAATGTCCAGTTTTTGGAGGAGGAATTAAACCAGTTGCATCAGGAGAAGATCAAGAACGAGACATTTGCGAAGCAAGAGTTTGATAAGCGCGTTCTCGAGACAAAGCGCAAGGCGATTGAAGAGAACGTCAAGTTGGCCAGAAAGAGTGGAAATGTGTTGACCCAGACTATTGATGACGACGGAAACTTGATTGGTGTGAAGGAGACTGTGAACTTTGAGGATCGTGAGGTGGCAGACGAGGAAGGGGTCAAACTACACAATGAAACATTGTTGAAGAATGCTACAGCCTCTTTGTCTGAGGAAGAAATTTCGGTAGAAATTTCAGATAAGGATAAGAAAGATTAGATATTACAAACAATTGATATAAAAATTTTATAGGTTATATCAATAAGTAGTCTATTTGTATATAATCGTTTTTATAGATGAAACTGTTTTGTGATATCG